CAGCTTTTGCTTGGCGGCTTCGCCCAGGCGACCTTCTTGCAGGGCATCACGCAGTTCAAGCGCGTCCAAGATGAACGGCACGGACTTTTGAAAGCCGAGCGTTGCAGGGACGGAAAGCTGCGTGTAAGCCGTGAAGTTATTGGTCTGATCCATACCATCATACGATTGCGCGATGTATGGCTGTGGACGGTAGATGACGTTGTTGGTGCGCTCCATCATCGAGCCATCGGTGTTGTAGATGGACACGTTGCGGGAAAGAACCAGAGCGTCGTTGAAGCCTTCGAGGATGTCCTCAAACGCTACGCGCTCTTCCTTACTGAATGAATTGCTCATGGGAAACTCCTAATGGTTTATTTGGATGCTGTTCGTTTTTGCGCCTTGTACTGGATGACCTTGGTCATGTTTCCAGTACGAGCCGCATCTTCTCGCAGCCGTTCTAGGGTTGAGTCCACCGCTCCAGATACTCGGCCAGTTCCTGACACGATTCTTTCGGGAGGTGGTGCTGCTTTGCGATTGGTAACTTTCAAATCTTTCTCCAGTTTTGCAACCGCAAATGCAAACTTTACGGGGTCTTTGATGGCTGCCAGCTCTTGCGCTTTCTTGAGATTCTTGCCAAGTGCGTAGACGACGAGGGCGGGATTGTCCGCGCCTTGCAGCATGACGCCTTGCTGGGTGACGTTGAATAGTTCCTGGGCCACGGCCTCGGCATCATCAAAGTCTTTGACTCGCAGCTCGGCTTTCGCCTTACCGTAGCCTTCCAGCTTGGCTTGCCAGGCTTTCTGCTGAGTCATAACTTCAGTTTCTTGCCTGGTGTTTACCTCATCGGCTTGTCGCTTACGCTCAAACCAGATTGTCAATGCTTCCTCAAACTTCTCTGCGTCGTAGTCGTGATCTTCAAGGCTTGGCTTCTTGCCCAGCACGACCGGCTTGATCTCAGTCGTGGAGGTTTGCAGCTTGCCCTGTAGTTCTCGGTTCTGGCGCTGTAGTTCTCGGTTCGTCTTGCGCAGCTCGCGCACCCATTCGGGCGCATGTGCTGGTTCTTCGGGAGGTGGCGCTTCCTCACCAATGGAGACAACAACTTCGTCGGGTTCCTCGCCGTCATCTTGGTTTGCGGCCTGATCGCCTTCGGCTTGCGCCTTGGGCTGCTCGGTGGCCTCGTCCTCAATGATTGCGGTGTCGTCGTCGTCGGTGTCAATCTCCTGATCTGCCTTTATGTTCATCGCTGACCCTGTGAAACTCACCCATGTAAACGGCTGGGTGGATGCCGTGTTGTGTAATTGTCACTCAATTGACGGTTGATTCGCAATTGGTTGTGTTTCTTGTTGAACCATTCCGCCAAGCTGCTTTGCTAGATTCATTGCATGGTCTTGAGAATCCATGTCGATATTGCTGAGGGTCTCGACGGTTTTGGCCCTGCTGAGTTCTGCATCGGCCACGGTCTTGACCGTGCTGGCTCGCGCCTGGGCTGCCTTTGCGGTGGCTTCCTCGGCTGCCGCTTGCAGATACATCGCGTTCGGGTCTTGCGGTGCGCCTTGCATTTCGGCCATGAGTTCTTGGGCCTCGTCGTCGGTCGGCTTGACCACGCCCATGCGAAGCAGCTTCTTGCGGAAGTAAGCGTTTGCGTCGCCAATGCCCTCGCCTTCCATGTTCATCATTGCCATGGCTGTGATGACCTGCTGGGTCTCTGGGTCTTGGGTGATCTGAAGCATGCCGGTCAAAGCTCGGACAGTGGCCTCGCGCTTGCTGGTGCTGGACGGGCCGACCTCGGCCACGACGTCAAAGGTTGCAGAGCTGAGATCGTTCTCAAGCACGACCGCGCCGGTCTCTTGGTCAATTGTCGGGCGCATAAGTTCGACCATCCCGGCTTCACCGGTTGGAGCAATCGTCTTCATCTTGCGCTTGTCTTCAATGTAAATTTCCTTGGCCATTGAAAGCCAAATCTCGCCGCACCGCTTCATGCCCTTTGCAAAGTTGCTCATGTAGATGAACGACTGCATATCGACGCGAGTCTGGATCATCTCCACGGCTTTGCCTGACATGCCGCTCACCATCTTGTCGGCACCCTGGGGATTGCCCAAGATTTCCTGCATGTCCTGCTCGGTGATCGTCAACAGCGCGGCCATGGCCGGAGGAATCGTAGGGGCGCGGGTATAAGCAACGGGGCCGGTAACAGTTTGACCCCCGTTCTGGTCGGTGATCGGATTTATCAGCAGGTACGGGTAGTCCTTGAGGTTATCCTCTGACCACATGACCTGGTGACCTGCAACCTGCTCTGGCGTGAGGATGGGCTTTTCGACCGACGATAGGGCACTAATCTCTCCGAGCTTGGAGAGTTGCATGTTCTTAAGGCGCTGGGCATCCTTGGCCAGGCGCACGTGACCCATGCAGCGCTCGACGTTATCGACGAACCAGCGCTTGCCGTAGACGACGACGATTGGAATGCACTTGCCTGCGATGTAGCCTGCATCTTCCAGTACCCGGCCACCGCTCATGATGTACTTGCGCACGCGTTTACGCTTAACCTTTTTCTGACGTACCTCGACCGTGCCGATGGCGGTAAGGGTTGCCTCGAGGGTTTCGTCGGCTGCGAAGTCGGCCTGGGTGTAGCGCTCCTCGGTGCCGTCAACGGCCTCGAAAATGCGGATCGTTTCGGTCTTTTCTTCCACTTTGTAGTATTCAGCAACGAACACCACATCGGGAGTGCACCAGTCGAATTCGTACTGATGAATGATCTTCGGCCAGCTTGCCGGGTCATCGCCCCAGGTGTCCTCATAGGCCTGGCGTGTCATGCTGGTGACAACAAAGCAGAATTTAGCGTCTGATTTATCCTGGCGCTTGGCTCCGAGGTCGAAGAACACAGAGCTGTCGGCATCGAAGATTGGCTCGATGCGGATGCGCTGGCGATCATCCTCTGAATCTTCCTCGTCCTCGTAAACGGTGCGCAGACGCCATGCACCGATGCCGCCGCCGACTGCCTCCTCAAAGGCGTTGTCGTAGGCTTCGTCAGCCACGGAAGCCTGCTCGTCTGCGCGGTAGAGACCGTCGCAGACCTCGGCCAGCTTGTCGTTCTCGACGCCGTCCTTGCTGACGTAATCAACGGTGATGCGGTTGTTGCGGTATTCGTTGATGATTCGGATCACCGCCAGCATGATCTTGTTAACTTCAAACTTCGGTTTGTTCTCGTATTGATCCCAGAGCGGGCCTTCCCACTGGCTGCCCGAAAGCGAATAGAAGCGCCTGTCTTGTAGACATTGCAAGCGCTCGTCGCGCAATGCACTTTGCACATCATCGAATTGCGTGAGGGCTTCGGTGTGCAAGTTAGCAAGGCGTTGATCGTTAGAAAGTCGAGCCATGGAAGGGTTCCTCAATTTGTGCGATTATCTCACCAACGGTGAGCGTTGGGCAATGGCGTAAAGCTGACAGGCTTGGCTGCACCAGCACGACGGACGGCTTCGCAGGCATATCGCAGAGCGTCAATAACGTGGTTCTTCTTGTCCTCGAGCACCGGCAGGATTTTGCCGGTGAGCGGATCTTGCTTGTAACTGTACAGGCTCAACTCGTCAATGGTATGGATACAGCGAGGATGCACCACGATGTCGTAGTTCTTCAGGAATTCGATGCCTTCCTCGACCGACTTTGGCCCTTTGACCGCCGTCATGATCTTTGGGAAGCCGTTGCGCTTCATGTGGCTGATCGTCTCCGGCCTGGCTGAATCGGCCACGATTGGCCATTTCTCGGCCTCAGGCACCTGCATGAACAGCTCTGGCGTGTTGACGATCTCGCAACCGACCATGTAGACCTCGTGGTCAATGTAGAGAGTTCGCCCGATGATGTGGCAGCGAACCAGGGTGGTTGGGTCGACAGCAAATCCCCAGTCAGCACCGAGCCGGTGGATCGCATCCCGAGGTGCCTCGAACTCGTCGACGCGCCAGTTTTTGAACACGCGAGCATTGCTGTTGCTCAGGTACTGCCCCATCCAAACGTGCTGATACTTGTCTGGATCGCGCCGCAGGTCGTACTGCATCTCATCGCGCAGGACGTCTGGGAACCACGGATTGTCGGTGTAATTGACCTTTAAAACGATTGCGTCTTTGGGTGGTGTCGGGCCGCGCAGCAAGAAGTCCACCGGGTCGGTGTTTTGCCGAGGGTTCCAAGTAAACCAGAGTTCAGACTTGGGCTTGCGGATGGTTGGCCGGAGAAGGTCAAGGCTTGACTGGCTTAGGGACTGGGCTTCCTCCACCCAAGCACAGTCGTAGCCCTCCAGCGACTTGATCGAGTCAGCAGTGTGATTCTGCATGCCCTGAAAGATGATCGCACCGTCGCCCTTGCGGGACTTGATGATGACATCCTGCACCTCGAAGTAGGCTCCAGCGTTCATGTCCTGAATCTTGGTCTCGAGCAAGCGTTTGACGGACTGGTTCAGGGATTTCTGAATCTCACGCACGCATACGCTGCGCCGCTTTTGGTCAAGGATGTGGGCCTCGATCATGAGTTCGGCAAACATGTGGGACTTGCCAGAGCCGCGGCCACCCCATGCGCCTTTGTACCGGCTGGCCTCCAGCAGGGGCACGGCCCATTCGGGGGTTGCAAGCTGCAGGACGCTCATGCCTTGACGACCACCCGTTTGATTTCCCTGAACTCC